CATCTAAGTTAGCCCACCATGCTTGTATGTCATCCCACATAATCTATCCCCCTACAATCCTATTGCCTTTGCAGCCAGTGCAGCTATCATTGCCTCGGCACCACCAGCACCACCTGGACCTGTGGCTGTTGACAGACCACCATAATCACCCTGTACGCTGGCAAGATAATTAGCCAATCCCTGCTGTGGTAACTGAGACTGATACTCATACCTTGCAACATCTCTATCCAGTGCAGCCTGATTGAGGGCTTGCTGCTGCGCTCCAATCCCCTGCGCTGCACCATACATTCCCATCGGAGCAGCCATCAGGGATGGGTACATCCCCATTCCTGCTCTGGCTCCTTCCATTCCTTGTAATCCATAACCCATGCCAAACTGTTGAGCACCTAACCCCATCTGTGCGGCAGGAAGTCTTGCTGCTTCTGCTTGCTGTTGTGCTCCAAACATCGCTTTAGCTATGTTGTCTGATACTCTCTGGTTAGCGGATGAGAGTGCTTTTGCCTGGAGAAGATCTCCTCTCGTACCACCACCGGGCTGAAACCCCACCATCTTGGATCTGATTCCTGGTAGCATTTCTTCCTCTAACTGACCCATTGCTTCCCTTCGGTAGACATCAGCCACATCACCAAACTGTGTAGTGTCTACATCTCCGGCAAGTAACCCACCATACTGATCTTCACTGAATGGAGTCATACCAGCATACCCTGCTTGGGTTTGTGGCGCAGCCATTCCCTGCCCATAAGTCATAGCACCTTGAGCGTATGGAAGTACGCCCGGAGCACCCTCTGCTCCTAACATGCCTCTTGCTGCTGATGCTGTATACGCTTCAGGAACATCACCCATAGCATAGTTATAGGCATTTTGCATTGCTGCATACTGATCAGGGTCAAACGCAGCAACTCCGGGAGCAACGCTTGGAATTGAGGCAGTAGAAGCTCCCACAGTTCCTGGCGCACCATAAAATTCAGGAGTAAAAGACCCCTGCTCTAGCATCTCCTTGCCCTTCTGCATACCATAGGTCAAATAAGGCTCTTGCTGCTCCCAGGGTTGAGTAGTCGTTGTTGTTACTTGTGTTCCACCTGCCATAATTATTTCCTCTTTACACTATCATCTTAATATATATAAGAACCACTAGGATACTTAAACCTTCCCGCAGCCCAATCCCAATCGTATCCTACAGCCCAATAATGCCCAAACTGATTGGTTGGGTCCATGTACCAATCTTGGTAATTGTCATGCTTAAATTCATCGGTTGTTATATCATAGCCATATTGTGGCACATGAGTATCTTCCCCTCCATCATCTCCGTTATCGTCATCATTAAAAAGATCCCCTGTGCTTTCACCCTTAGTCGGACCAGCACCTGTTTCGGTACCGGTGCCTGTAGTGGTGCCTGTGGTGGTGCCTGTGGTGGTGCCTGATGTCGGGCTTCCAGAAATAGGTACGAACATTCCAGGAAGACCACCATAACCTATATACGGAGATCTGCCTGGATCATCCCATACACCTAATGGTCTATATAAATCTCTACCTTCAGGCTGTCCATAATTTGTATAATGCTCTCTTCCCCAACTAGCCATACTTTGTGGCAGCCCTTCGTCATATGGCAATGCCTCAAAAGTACCACTTGGTCTTGACAACCTTCTATTGTATGTTTGCAGCAAATCAGGATAAGACTTTACATAGTTAGCAAAAGCATTACTACCTCTCAATGCAAGTGGGGCTTGCCACTGTACATTGGGTGGGGTGTAGTCTAACAGGCTATCACCAGCAGGTGAAAAGTCTTCTCCTGTTAGCCCAACCGGTAGTGCTCCTAGATGTTCATTAGCCATTATTGCATCCTCTGTTTCAAGTCTTTAGTGATGACAGAATAAGAGTGTTTCCAGTCTTTTAGTTTTCGTGCCAATCCCTTTCGTGTCCACGCTTCTAAAGCGGAACACCCATTGTTTATTGCGAATCCTTCTACCATAGGAAGGAAGTCATACCAGTTGTCCATTCCATGACCATCTTTGGAAGCAAGAGTAATGACTCTTAGTATTCTTTTTCTGGGGTAAGTGATGATTTCCGTTATCATCGCTGCGATGACTTCATTCCTCTCCATCGCAACCCACAGGTTCATCTGACCTGTATCTAGGTGAACCACCAGATCCTCTGGCTCCAGCTCACCCTCCGCGTAACGCAGTGAAGTTCTGATTAAGGGGAGAACATCATCCCACATATAAGTAATATCATCCGACTCAACCAGATGGACATTCAATCCCTTCGGGGTTTTACTTTCTCCTTTAATATCAATATCGGTCAACATCATCCTAGTAACACCCAGCTTCCTGGTGATCCTTTCTTGAAGAAATAAATCCCCTCCCCAGATCCAGGATTCCAATCGGTTCCATCCGCATAACGAATGTCACCCTCTCTGGGTCTTGATGGTTCAACGTGCATCCTTTCCAGTCTGAATGTAGCTTGGTTGAACAGGGTATTGCCGAGTCTTTTAAGTTCTGTAACAACATACATCCCCAGATCTTCTGCTTCTTCTGGGAGCGGTCCTGGTTCGTAGAGTGTTACGCTTTTTACAACTCGATCTGAATAGGTAGCCATCAGCTTGCCATCCTAGATCCCCTAGTTCCTGCATCCTCAACCTCTACTGAGTACCCATCTAACTCCCAATCCATATCAGTAGTGGACTCGAACTTCACCGCATAAAACTTTCCTGTAGCTCTAACCGATACCTTAGACTGTGTATCAGGAGTAAATTGAACTGGAGTTTTCCATGAGATACCTTCTTCTGTTGACATCTGCGTACCTACATAGACATTAATTAGGTTGGTGCTGCTGACTGTCATCTTTGGATAAATAGCTTTAATTCTCTTAACAGAGCTATGATCTGAAATTCCCTGTTCATTTATAGATAAGCCACTCCTCTCCACAAAGGAAGTCATGTCTGTAGTGTCTTCCCTATTCCCTGATCCATTACGATACAGCTTAGTATCGGTTGGGGAGGCAAACAAGAGAACCTTGTCAGTTGAGTCAAAGCTCGTTGTCCAAGGTCCAGATACCGTATTCCACTGGTTAGTAGAATCAGCCCATGAGGTAGATCTAGTTGGATCTCTGATAACACCATACCCCATATGTGCTAGATCTGGAAGGTTCCTGATAACAAAAGTATTGGTAACGTAATTCCACACCACAGCCTGATCGCACTGGCTTCCTATACTGCCATCTGATACATAGCAAAATAGAATCTCTGATCTGCCATAGTCAGCAGCAACAAAACTCTTGGATACCTGATCACCATCAATCTGGGTGAATACATACTCTTTCAACTTTTGGGGAAGGATTGGTTTTAATCTCTGACCATCATTAATGTAGAAGTTTCCTTTCCCAAAGATTGCATGTCCACCATCAAACTCTGCTACACAGTTCTTTGCTATTGCCCCAATAGTAGGAGAGAGTTGTCGGAAGGAGAAGATGAACGGAACCCCAACGAATTGCATCGAATAGGTTGCATCTTCCTTGTAAATCATAAACGCATCCCTTAACTGAAGTCCGTCAAGGATGTCGCCTTTTGTATCAGCTAATTCATACTCACCCGCATCAACCGTGGAGTCAGTTTCATTCCACGAGGTAGGTGTCGTTTGCGTAGATGCTTCTGTACTCCACTTCACCAGCCTTGGATAATTAACTCCAGCTTTCTGAACATAAAGAGCAACCAGGAACGTGCGGAAAGCCCTCATGGATCTACAATACACATTGACAAACACAGGAGCATCATCTGAATGCGTGGCTCCAGTAGTACCATTCTGTGCCCTGGAGATTCCAGTGAATGTTGTGGAAGTTACCCCGGTATACGAGATGTCTTCTGATCCTACAGTGAATGTTCCAGTGATTGGGAAATCAGCAGTGCTGTCTACTGTTATGTTCCCTGTTCCATCTGTTGTGCTTATTGCTCCATCCAATATCGTAAGGCTGGGCCAATTATTAAGATCCTGCATCTTGGTTGTTGAGAGCGGAATCCCATCTGTCAAATCCCAATACTGAGGATCATCAAACCCATTAGTCATTACCAGAACACCACCAATGATAGTGGAAGTCCAGTTCTCTGATGCTGTTGCTGAATAGTCCCCACCAGAAGCTCTGGTTACGTCATACCATACATTCGCTCTTGTTACTGTAACGTCATCAGCGTGTGCTGCTGCAGATGTAGAATTTGCACCACGAGTACAGGTGGTAAACGTGGTAGCGGTTTTAGCTGTGTATGTGATCTGCTCCTCACCAATTAGAATGGTACCAACATCCTCAAATCCTGATGTACTATCTACGGTTACCGTAGTTACTGAAGAATTTATGCCACCATCTAAAAGTGTAGACTGGTTAGTGTTGTCATACACATAGATCTTTGCTAAACCCCCCACTATCCAGAACTCCGGTACTCCCAAAGTTAATTGTGTCAGAAGATAGGGGGCTACTGGACACGTAGCCATGACTTCTGCATAGCCAGGAAGCTTCCTTATGGAACCTTCATCTGTCTTTACATTGTTGCCATCGCTC